TTTCTGATTTGATAAGTAGAGATCGGCAGGTCTGCTGGGGGATTTTCCTCTGTCCATGAAAGCTTCACGTTGTTGTCGACGACTGTTGCCACCAATGTTGCAGGCGCCTTTGGATGAGTAATGTTGATAGGGCCAACAGTTGACACAGTTCCTGGATTGCCCTTGATGTCTACCGCTCGGATATAAAACTTGGTGGAGTTATTGCTAAAAGTAACTGCGGTTGTAAAGCCTGTTGTGTAAACATGGCCTAAAGTCTTAAGTGTCTCAAAGTCTGCAGCCGTTGTTGTATTGGAACCTGATCTGATGTCGTAATAATCAGTCGCCAACTGCGAAGTTCCTTCCCCAGGGTTAACATCACTCCACAAAATTTTCAGATTGGCACCCTCGAACGAGGTCTCAATATCTTGAGGTGCAGGCAGCTGACCGATTGAAATACCTGCTGAAGCGACTGACTCCGAGTACTTACCTGATGTATCAAGAGCTTTGATGTACCACTCTTTGGTCTGTGTTCCGGCAGGGATTTTGTTGATCTTGGCTTCTGTCGTGAAGAAAACGCCAACTTTTGTTCCGGCTGACTGCTGAAGTTCAAATCCTGGAGCATCTTCCCAAATCTCATAGCCTTGCAAATCAAGATCCGGAACTGCATTCCAGTTCAATACCACTCCATTGTTGGGGTCAACGGATGCAGAAAAACCAGTCACATCCGCTGGCTTGTTCAATTTGCCTTGAGCCGTAAACTCAGCAACCGCAGGGACATTTGAGCGAAGAGCCGATCCCGCAACCGCATAAACCTCAATGTCATACACCCCTGGAGATGTGTCTAGTATTTCTCCTGAATTGCCAGCAAATTCTATTTCTGTGTCATTACCATCATCTTTAGAGTAAACGATTACATAACTTGCAGCCTTCTCGACGCTTTCCCAAGAAAGGCTGATTTTTGACAAGACAACATTTTGGTAAGCATAAAGATCCTCAGTAATGCTTAGGTTTTGAGGCGTGCCAGGCGGCTCGTCTAGTAGCGTTACATCTTTGACCTGTAATTCTTGTTCGCGCTCGATATGATCGTATTTGCTGGAGTTGTGAGAAAGAGCAGTTACCTCATATGTTGCAGGCTCTGTCTCGGCAATAGATAAAACACGCCAAGTCGTTGGAGAAATGTTTGCCGTCTCCCACAGCCAAACACTGTTTGCAGCAGGAGTCTCGCTGAATGCCGAGCTTACAGTAATCGCAAGATTTGTCCTGCTACTTACACTCTTAGCTTCAACTCTACCGTCAGGCAAGATTACGGAGAGAGTGCCTCCAGAATCAGGAAGCTCATCTGCATTGTCAACAGTTACAACTGTTGAAGTTGCAGATGATATGCGCCCAGCGAATCGCCCGCCAGATCTAACAGGATCACTAATTTGTATAACATCTCCAGGGCGTACAACAGCGCCAGAATCAATACTCGTGGTGAAAGAGCAAACTTCATATTCATTTGAGTTAGTGTAAAGAAACCATTCGCCTACACGCCGAGCCTGGCTCTGACTGGTGCAGCCTACTGCTGTTACTTCCTCAGTAACCAAGCCTCGCCTGGCAATCATGTCTGGATCCTCAACCTGCTCAAACTCCTCTCTACGAGTTTCAAGGCTCTGGTAAGACACCAAGACAACGCTTGGACGTGTTTTTTGGCTTGAAGTTGAATATTCAAAACCCCCTTCAAGCACATTTGCAAGAGTGAAAAGATAAGAAGGATCTTTCGGGGAATCTTGAGAAACTGTCATCGAGCCAGCCGCAAGAAACGGCATGGCCCTAAAAATAGAACTCAAGTCAGCAATAACTTTGAATGCTTCCCGTTGATTCTGCAAAGCGATATTGCAAGAAAAACGAGGCTCGTAAGTTACGTTTCCATTCTCGTCTTTAAGGCCAGTGGGTAAACCGTGCTTGCCTGTTACAGGGTCATAGTCATTAGTAGTACCAGATCTGCCGTCAACAGTGAAGGTATCCAGAGCAGAGCAATACTTGCTAGCCGCAAAGAAAGCGAATTTGTCTAATTGAGAAGTATTTAAATGATTCCCAAGCCCTGCGCGATAGTCAGTAAGCAAATCCCACAAAACCCAGGCAGGATCAGAGGTCCATTGCTTGGTTGCGTTAAAAGTTCCATCCCAAGTTCCGGAATAAATCAAAGCTCCAGTTGCTAGATCAACTGTTGCATTGCTCGGAATAGAGATCTTACGACCACGAATTCGATATCCCCTCCTAGGCGGTCGCTGGAACTCTTTGGCTGATATTCTTACAGCTGCATATGCCGCATGAGGATAGCGAAGGCGAGTGTCTTTTATGGCTGTAAAGCTAACCCATTGAAACTTATTCTGCCTTCTGGCGTTATTGTTATCTTTTGTGATTCTTATGACCTTGATATCAACAGGAAATTTTTTCTGCCTTAAGTCGATTTCAAAGTCGAACTGATAAGGGTTTAGAGCCTTGCCTTTTATCTTTCGCTGAAGCTCTACTTCCTCAGTGCCATCTGCGTCAATGGTTACAACTTTCATCTTAAAAGCCGAACCACTCACCGATCCGTCGTCGTTTGAAAAAGACAGCGCAGGTGTTTGAAAGCGAAGTCTTACAAAGTCAACACTAGGGTCAACAATTGAACGTGTAATTGGAGTGCGTTTCAGAACGTCTACGTTTACAGCCGTCTCAGATTCAACGGTATCAAACCCAAGAATTGCTTCTTGGTCGGTCGTACCGGTCATAAGGGTCACCTCAGGCGTATCAAAGTTGACGTCTTCTCTTTTAATGACTCCAACCGCCCCTGAAGTGGCTTGATCATTTGTCGCCTCAGCCTTGAATTCAGTAGAAGAGACAACATCAGAAACTTTTACCGTGCCTGTTTCAGCAGTGCCTGAGCCTATGGCAAGAAATACGAAATCACCCTCGGCGAAGCCGTGAGCAGTTGTAGTCGTTATTTTTATGACATCAGCTGGAACGTTAATTGAAACATTCCCTGAGGTGGAAGTATTAGAACCGGCTCCAATTTCTCCCGATGTGTTTATGCAGGTAAACACAGTGTCACTAGTCACATCATCGACCAGATACTCTCCGTCGTCTGGATCTCCACTGTTAGTGCCGTTAGTAAAAGTAAGATCTACAGTGTCGTCTACCTCGAAACCATGAGCGCTGGCAGACGTAACAGTTACGATAATATCTTCCTCGTCCGCAAGATATGTGCCTGTGATCGCACCGTTATTGTCAATTTGTTCGTATGTCCCAGCAAGTACAGTCGCATTTCCTCTGACGACAGGAGTGTCATCTAAGAAAAAGTCTTTTAATCCAACAGCAAGAGCATGGCCCGCATTCGTCAGCCCGTCTTTGTGAGGTGTTGCAAAGCCTTCAATCTCGCCCTCGGCAAGGACGTCGACAATCTCAAGCTCAGAAGTGTTGATTAAGGCCATTAGTTCTTTTTCTTTTTCTTCTTGCGGGTGACATCGACTGAACTGGAGACGACAAGTGATCCAGTCACAATCTCCCCATACACTACCGGAACAGCTACGCCTTGCCGAGAGACGTTGACGATGCCATTAAAATTTTCAGACCTATTTTCTTTCCTTCGATCCCCGCTTTGGCTGTCAAAAGGCTGTGGGGTTGGGGAAAGAAGTTGAGCCGTGCCTGATAGCACCAAGCTTGCACCTGCAAGCACGAAGGCAGTGCCGACCGTACCAATACCCATAAAGCCACCCAAGTGCACACCTGCTGATGCAATGCCGCCCGTGATGACTGCAGCCGCAATAATTGCAATGCCCAGAAAAATCTTACCTACACCACCACCGTCACCGTCACCACCGCCAACAACAGGAACAATTTTGATCTGGGCTTCACTCGCAGGGGCGTGAAGATCCCCTAGGTCAAGATTCCAATCGTCAACGTATACTTTGTAATGCTTCTCAGCCATGTACTGCTCGACTTCAGGCCAGTTGGCTATCAAATAGCGAACAGCTTCAGCAGCACTAGCAACGTCAGCGTACAAAACACGCTGACCAATGAATTTAGCAAGTCCACCGTAGAGCTTAATCTTGCGAAGCATGGCGCAACCTCCTTGCTGTTGATTGTAGAAGAGCAGAACCGTAAAAGTCACGGCTGCTTAGCCTTCCCCTCAAATGATGAAGAACCGCTTGAGGCTCTACCAAGACTCCAACGTGATTCAAGGACCCTTTGAAGCTAAAAAGTAAAGCATCCTTGACTTGCAACTCCTCATGCTCTGCAAGCTCTCTAAATCCAGCCTCTGCCCAAAGCTCGTCGAACATTGGAGCAGACGCAAATTCCTCAGGCGTAGCTGGACGCGGCCAATCAGGCAAATCAATCCCATTCTCCATATACCAGTCACGAACCAAGGTCCAGCAATCAGAGACACCCCATATCCAAGAGCGCCCAATTAATGGAAGTTTGTATCCACTTGGCCTGCATTGACCCCAAGTGCCTTTATGAGGATTAACGATATCCCAGCGAAGTCCGCTCGCTTCACAACCCGCCAAATCAGCTTGACTTGGCATTGGTGGAGTTTTGGGATGACTATGCACTACAGATATGATCTCACCTTCATCCTCTGCTTTGGCCCAATCACTTGGATGGATGATGAACATTTGATTAGGTGAAATTGCAAGATTCCGACAAGGCAAATAACTTTCAACTCCTTTTTTTACTATCACGAGGCCGCAGCTTTCTTTCGGAGACTCGCTCAACGCATGATCTATCGCATCATCTCTCCAGGTCATTTGAACTGCCCTGCGCCTGGAAACGAACCAAATGGCAGTCCGTTTTGAGGTTTAATTGCATAAATATCAGGAGCAGTAAATGTGTAAGTAGCTTCAGCTCGACTCGCTTTTTCAAAAATAGCGAACGATACCGCCTCGCCATCTGCTAGGCCCTGCTGTTTATTTAGCTTGATCCGAGTTGGATTAGTGTGTTGAGACTTTACTCTTGTACCTTCGTATATATTATCTCCGATAACAAAGTCTTTGTTAGAAACGTTAGAAGTGCTGGAAATTGACAGAAATCTACCTACCTCTGTGTAAATGCCTGTCTCTTCATCTTCTGCTGGATGAGCTTGCGTCAACACTTCTTGATTAAATTGAATGCTCAAAAACACTTTTGCGCCTTGTACTTTTGAAACGGTCGTACCCGCTGGCACCATGGTCCCAGACACATTCATGCCTACCTGTACACCAGCATCAGCCGCGTTGCTTACCATTTTTATGACCAAGCCTGACGACACAATTGTGCCATTTAAAGTAACAGTAGATGTACCTGTAGCCGCTGCTGACATTGTCAACGATGTCAGGCCCTTGGCCGTGATATTCGTATTGTCTGGAATGCCAAAGCCGGAAATGGTTGGTGTTGTAGAAGGATCAAGCTTTGCTAACTCAGCCAATTGACCCTCGTCAAATGTAAACGCAGTGCTATCTTTCGTGACCTGACCCGTTAATGTCAGATGTCCAAACCGCAACTTACAGCTGTCCAGCCTTTTGCCGCATACGTCTTCTGATGGGCTTGTGGTAGGCGAATTGTCTGCCCTGTAGTAAATCTCGCCTTGATAAGGGCAGTCCACATGCGTGTAGTCAAATGCCTCGTCGTTATAAGTGCGATACTTCCACTGACAAATATTCCTGATACTTTGCCTTTTTGGAATACGTACATTCTGCAGGTCAAACGAGGCTGCAAGCTCGTACTCAACAACATCTCTCGACTCTAGCTTTTTTTGGTTTATAAAATAAACTTCTGTTGGCAACAATGCCGAACTATCGGGAGTGCCAAAAGGGTTGCCTGTTGTCTCTGCAATTATCAGCGTATCTCCAGCCTCTGTCATTAAAAAATCGCCACCTTCTGTGAGTAGCGACTCCGTGTTATCTGAAAAATTAACATCATCCAAGTAACGAGCCATCGTCCGAATACGACTAACCTTTGCCCCCTCAAGCCCTTTTGGTAAAGAAGCTAGAATCGAGCTAATCGTTCCTTGTATGTTTGCGACCTTGAGCGTTGGCCTTGGGTTTTGGCCGTTGCCTTGATACTCAAAGCCTTCTGCAACGATTGGAAGCCTAAGGTAAGTTTTACCGTCAAAAACTATGCTTGAATTTAGGTCATTCGTGCCGGCATGAAACCGGTAGCTGGCAGAAGTTCCATGCTCGACTTGAGTGAGTTCAAGCAAGAAAAGCTCAATAATTGCGCTTGGATTTACTTTGGATAGGTATTCATACGTTGCAGAAATAGCAGTCCAAACTACTGTGCCGTCGCTGGCTGTGTTGCCTACAAGCGTCGGCCAAGTCGGCTCGTTAGCGCTTGAGGTGCCTGCGGTCGTGCAACGGAACCAAAGGCCAGAGCCTTGAGTTGTCGTCGCACGACGTATGTCGCCGACAGAAAATGCTGTACTAGCGGCCCACGCAGCTACTGCCATTACGGTTCAAATACTTGGCGGAATGTTGTTGTGATCGTAGCCCTGTTTGGAAAGGGGATAGTTTTTGTCCAGCTCTCGCAAACCCACTTATAAGTATTGGTTTCGTCAGGGGGGCTCCAATTGAAGCTAGCGGCATCCTCTGCCCTAGCGTCTAAGAAATTTTCAATGGTGTCTGAGTCCGCTTCCGTCAAATTCTGAAATGTCAGCGTCCAGACTTTTGGATTGTTATTGCCAGGCAGTCCAAACACAACGCGCTGCTCGTAGCCGTCGTTAAAGCTGATTTTATTGATTTTTGGCTCACTAGCTTTTTGAGCGCCAAAATCAGGAGAAATGGTTGGGAAAGTTTCACTCATTAGCTTGCAAGGATGCCTCCAGGACGTTTTTGCTTGATTAGCTCAGCCTTTACAGCTGCGCCAAGAGCCTTTCCAAGCTGATCAGCTTTTGGCGCATCACCTTGAGCTGTGGAACGACCAGCATCAACATTCACCACTACGTTACCTACACCGCCGCTTGATGCCTCAACCCCAAGTTTGCCATTCGCGCCCCTGCGCAACGGCATAATCGCCTCTGGCCCAGCTTCGCCCATCAAGCCGAAACGACCCGATCCCCCATTAGCGTATTCGAACAGCGTCGGCTTGTTGACGATGCCGCCCATGGCATAAGGCACGATCTTGTTCTTGGCAAAAACGTTGCCGTCAGCATTCATGTAAGCGGCAATTGCGTCCACGTTGGGACCAGTACTTCCACCACCGCCGCCGCCGCCTAATCCGAGGAAGTTGCCAACGCCTGGGATAAAACTTAAAAACTTGAACAACGCAGCTTTCGCGAAGATACGAGCCATGTCACTGATGACAGAGTTAGCAAATTCACGGAAACTGGCTTTGCCGGTAACAACAAACTCGGCAAATGTGTCTCCAAGATCTCTTACAGCATTTACGCCTACATCACTTATGGCCTGGGAAACGTTCAGTGCCTCGTCAAACACTTCGCGAAGGCCCTGCTTGAACTTAAACGCTGCTGAATTTGCTTTCTCAAGATTGGCGCGAAGCTCACGGAGTGCGTTAGCAAGCTCCTCGCTGCTCATCGCTCCTGCATACTTCTCAGCAAACTCAGCAAGCTGACGGTTGATTTCAATTCGCTGACGCTCCTCTTGGCTCATCAGCGTCACTTTAAAACGAGCATCTGCCAACTCTCTTCCAGCCTGTTGGAGCAATTTGCCTTGTTGTTCAAGTTCTTTGTTCTGGTCTTCAAGGATTTTTTTCTTGGCAAGAGCAAAGTCTGCATAAGCCTGCTCCTCCATGTTGATCCGCTTATTAACATCCTCTGTCTCCTCTCTGGCTGCAGTCAGGTCAAGTGCTAACTGCAGGTGGGCCTTCAGAGTTTCGTCCTCAGCGGCAATCGCACCACGCATTTGACGACGGAGAGCAAGCTCAATTTCGCCCATAGGAGTGCTCTGACTGCCGCTGCCGCCGTCTGCATCAGGATCTGCATAATCAGTTGGTGTGTATGAAGTTGGCGCATTGATTGGACGACCCGTCATGCGGTCATACTTAATACCTGCGACCTCGTAACTGCTGGCCAGTTTCATTGCCAGCTCTAAATCACCTGCAGCAATCTTTGCGGTTTTCAGCTGCCTGGTCAGGGCTTGAATC